AGAAACTTATCCTTTATTGCTAAAGTTATCAGGATCCATCTTTTTCTTTGCGATTAACGATATATTATCATAATCATTCCACAAACACGAAACTACATAAGTATAATTATCATATTCAAATGTCCATACTATTACAGGAACTGCACTAAATTTGAAATAAATAGACTCTTTTATATATCTTTCTGACTCTAAAAAACCTTTTCCTTTTATCGTTGTGTTAATTAATTTGCGACTTAATAATTGTTTTTCATCAATATTATTATTATACACTTCAAACGAAATTACAAAAATATCAGAACTGGATCGATTGTAGATCAGAGCCTCAATTTCAGAATTAGAATACACTCTTGTACCAGAATAAATTGTATTTTCATATCCAGAAGACAGATTTATAATTTGATTTAATTCCATTGATTTAGTCTTTGTTATTTGTTTATCTACTTGCTCTATTTTCCCATCTAACTCCTCCATCCGTTTCTTTACAATAACTACATCATCTTTTATCCCCATCCAATTAAAAATTTGCCATCCAATAAGAATCGTTACCAAAAGAGATAATATCGCAACTATCCAACCATAAAAACCATTTGGATCAAATTCCGTAGTACCAATTCTAGCTGTAGAAATAGCTATAGCCGCTATAGATAGCGGTATAGAAACTATACCACATATTGTACAAACCCAGAAGACAAATTTGTATCGATACATCTCCTCGCAATTATTTGTTCAATATTTGTACAATACGTTCTTTCAAATTCAACTTAATTACATCCTCGGTATTAAGCTCCACTTCAACTAATACTTTTGCCTTTTTAGGAACAAAATCAAAATTTGCCTTATCACAATCTGTCTGATCTTGTTTTAGTGAATACAATTTGGCAAAGTCATAATCCAATGCCTCTGAAACATTATACAAAGTGTTTGTATCAATACTCGATCGACCTAAAAGATAATCCACACTCTGAGGCTTAACATCCAATCTTCTAGCAAGTTCTGCTTTTGTGATGTTTTGAGTTTTCATCACATCTGTAATGATCTCACCTATATGTATATCTAAATTCTTCATATATACTAAGTTACATATTCTAATTTTGCAAACAGGGATCTTGTTATCAAAATTTATATGATATACACCTAATATTTTATCATAATTTCTTTGTTATATCAAAATATATCTGTTTATTTGCACCTGTAATAATTAATAGTAGTTGCAAAAATATAAAGTACAACACATATATAATAATGTAAGGAGGCAAAAATGGAAAAATTAAACCTACAAGGTCATGAGATTGGCGCTCGTTCATTCAGAGAGATCTACTTCTCCATGGACAACACGCCGCCTAAGAAGGCTTTCATCCAAAAGATAGCCACCATTACCAAACGATCTGAATCGGCCGTCAGATGTTGGGTCGCGGGAGTCTACCAACCGGATGCGTTAGCCCAAGAAGTGATAGAAAGAGAACTTGGCATTCCTGCCTGTGAGTTATTCCCAAAGGAGGATAAGGTATGCGCGCAATAGAATTCTATACCACCCCCTCCGGCGAAGTAACTATCAAAGAGCAGGGACAGCCGGAACGCCAACTGAAAGAGTCCGATACGGATTTCATTCAAAGTTTCCTTGAGATTTTGGAAGAGTTCTATCCGGAGGCTTATGCGGCACTCCGCAAGTATTACGCCCGTTACGACGGGAATAAATGCTACCGGGATTTCTTGGCTGTACGTAGGTTTATCAAATGCAACTTCGGGCTGTACGATAACATGATAGACGTGGATGAGAACTGGAATTTCAAATTCGAGTTTGTCGGCTGCCCTCTACGAGGAGAATGTGACGGGTTTAAGAAAATCTGTGAACCGAAGTTCAACAGCACATTATCAGACAGCCAGCTTCGGGTGATGGAGCTTTGCTACTATGGAAAGAAAGACGAAGAGATCGCGGAAACGCTTTTCATCTCGTCCCACACCGTAAAGAACCACCGGAAGAACGTTTTTCGGAAACTCTCGATACACTCCATGGCGGAGTTCATGCGATACGCGAACGAAAAGAATCTATTTAAGGGCGAATAATCATGCCAACCGAAAACACCTATCAAAGCATACCTTCTTTACGAAAGATCGAGATCGAATACCTTGCTTGGCAAATCACAAGGATGCAAGCGGGTATCCGGGAATTTATCGGACAAAAGGAAGCGCACCTCCGTTTCGGGAGACAGAACGTGGAAAGATGGGTCTCGGAAGGTAGGCTACAACGTTACAAGCGACCGGGCAAAATCGAGTACAGGCTGGAAAACCTGTATAAGTGCGCCCTAGATCCATACGACTATTAAATGAATCATTAACATAGCAAGGCACCTTGGCAAGGCGTTGCAAAAGGAAGTTTACGATACCCATCCAACTCGCTATTTCACGGACGGTAAACCGCATTGCTAATAAATCATTGACGTATGAAAACAGATTACTGGAAACTCGCCCAAGCGGTGAGGTGGGGATTTTACATCCTTTTCGGAACGCTCGCCATACTTGGAATCGTGGCTATTTGCCTAGGACATTTCCTGCATATCATCACGACGTCCGGATGTGCGGCAATGGCTTACATGATAGCTAAACATTGGTAACTAACATTTAAAAACATAACATCATGTCGAATCTAATTCAGATCAAAGTAGCTGAGTTGAATCAGCTAAACCCGCTCATGATAGCGGAAGATAACAGGGTAGAACAAAAGTTCATCCAAATGTATAACGCGATCTGGGGTACCGCCCAAGGAGCGCAAATCTACGAGAAAGAGAAATTCAACTTCCGGAAGATCTTACAAGACAAGCCGGAACTGCAAAGATGCACACCGTTATCCCTCTATGGATGCTTTTTGGATATAGCGGTCAACGGCCTGTCACTTGACCCAACAGGACGGCCGCACTGTTATATTCTTCCCCGTAGCACGAAGACCGGTTATAAGGATAACAACGGTAGCGATATCTACGAACTACGTGCTTATCTCTCCATCACCGGATATGGCGAGTTAGTCATGCGGCAACGTGCCGGACAAGTCCGTTACGTGGATAATCCCGTGGTTTGCTATGAGGGCGATACCTTCTCCCCCGGGTTGATCGACGGCGTAAAGACCGTGACCTACCAAGCGGCATGCCCCCGAAAGTCCAACAAGGTGATAGGTGGTTTCTTACGTATCGTACGCTCCGACGGTACCGTGGACTGGCACTGGATGATGGAAGGCGATATCAAGCGATTGGAAGCGTACAGCTTTAAGAACAACCAGAAATGGAACCCGCAAACCCGGCAGAAAGAAGGGAAGGCCAATGCCCTTTATACCTCTAGCGAAGGAGGTATTGATCCGGGATTCTTGGAAAGCAAGCTTATCAAGCACGCTTTCGACGGATATCCCAAGGTACGCACGGGACAGTTCTCCTCATTCGAGACACAGGAGGAACCGCAAGAGATCGACTACGGACTGGAAGAAACAACCGTTATCCAGCCCAATCAAGCCGGACAGCAACCGCAAGCCCTCCAGCCCCAATCGGAAAATCCTTTACAAGGATTCGGAGAGCAACCGCAAGCGGAACCGGTTCCCGTATCTGGTATAACAGCCCAAATATCACAAGAAGATGAAGAAGCCGGATTTTAAGAGTTCAATATCAACATTCAAAATTTTATCGACATGGATACACAGAATAACAATTTACCTTTCAAGGCTAACGAGGTCATTAGCATCTTACAGACAGCCCCGGATATTCTCGCCCGTAATGAGGCGTCGGTCTCAGCTTGCACGAACGCAGGGAAAACCCTCTTGGACACGATTGAGGGAAATGGAGGTATCGGCACGGACGAGATCGACACTGCGGTACAAGAATACCTTGCGAAGTCAAAGAAGACCGTAGAGAACATGAACAACCGCCGGAAGCCGTTAACCCAAATGCTAACGGCCATATCCAAACGTTTCACGACACTAGAGGGTTCCATAGACGCCAAATCCAAGGGAACCATCCCTTATCTGCTACAGATGGAGCGTAACAAATACGCCGCCAAGAAGCTGGAAGAGCAAAAACGCCGTGAGGAAGAGGCCCGGCAAAGACAATTGGCGGAGAACGAGAAAGCCCAATACCGGGCCGACATAACGGTCTTGCTTGATACCACGTACGCCGCCTACGTCGAGAAGCATATCAACGCCTTGAACGGGATTTTCAATCGTGCCTCCCTAGCCACGTATGGGGACGTATGCCGGCAGATCACGCAAACAAGCACCGGTTTCTCATGGACGGATTTCGTGAAAAACGTCGTGGATAACAAACAGACATTCTATATGGACGGTGAGACCCGCAAAGCGATCAAGAACGAGATAGCCATCCTAAAGAAAAAAGAATATTCCGACCGATACGCTTTCGAGATCGAGGGACTGAAACAATCCTTGGTCGACCGCCTCCCATCCCTCCGGAAACAACTGGAGGAGCAAGAGGAAATTCGCAAGACCAACGCAATCGAGGCGGCACGGCTGGAGGAGGAGCGCAAACGGAAAGAGGCGGAAGAACGTCAAAAGGCCGAACTGGAACGCAAGCGCAAGGAAGAGGAAGCGAGAGCCAAGGCGGAGGCAGAGAAAGCCACCGCGGAAGTACAGGCAGCCTTCGATTTCAGTGCCGCCAGTATGTCTCCTACCCCTACCAAGGCGAAGATCAAGAAAAAGATCCAAGTCACCAATCCACAAGGATTCATGCAGGTATACCAGATGTGGTTCATGCGTGAGGGTATCAACATGAGCATGGAGGATCTTGAGAAGATCCATAAGAAGATGATCTCCTATTGCGAGAAAATAGCCAATAAGGACGGTGAACGAATCCAGTCCGCATTCGTGAAATATGTCGATGATGTAACGGCCAAGTGATATGAAAAAGCTATATCTATCCTCATGGATAAACTTCGGGAAATACAGGCGTACACCGAGTAACCTAAAAAAGATCCTCGATACGGAAGAGGGCCGCAAATGGTTCCGGTGGCTGATGGATAACACTTACGATTTTGAATTTGACTTCGCAGTCATTGAATACTTAAAACTCAAGGAAGAAGATGCAAGATACGTATTACCAACGGTCTGAGGTCAGCAACTCAGACCTCACAGAGTTAAAGAACCTCCTCTATCCCCGTACGCAATACGGGGATAAGGAGAAGGCTTTCAAGTTCGGGAGCTTGATTGACGCTATGATCACCGAGCCGGAACGGGTCAGGTATGATAAGCGCATGGTGGACGACGTATTGTATTCCGGGGAGGATTTCGAGTTAGCGGAAGCGATGAAACGATCCCTACGGATGGAGGCACGCCGAGACCCGTTCTTAGCCCAAGTGCTTGCTAAAGCGGAGACACAGCGGTTCATGGTAAACAAGGGACAACGTTTCCAATACGGTAACTTTGAATACACACTCGACACCCGTTGCAAATGGGACTGGTGGCTTCCCACATACGGATTCGGGGGAGACCTAAAAAGTACTTTCGCCAGTACCCAAAAGCAGTTCGACGAGGCGATTGATTTCTTCGATTGGGATCGTTCACGGGCCTGGTACATGGACATCGCCGGAAGCCGGCAAGATTTCATCTATGGTATCTCCAAGAAAAACCAGAAAGTGTTCAAGGCATTCATCAGACGGGGCGATCCGATCTACCGGAAAGGGAAAGAGAAATACGAGGAACTAGCCTTCCGGTGGTGGATGCTAATAAGCTAATAGTATGAAGAATCTAATTTTAATCCTAATCGGCTGGCTAAAGTACAGGCTGGCAAAGAAATGCCCTATATGCGGAGCTTCCGTACTCGTAAAGAAATTACAGACGCATACGGGAGATACATTCAACGTATATCATTGCGGCAACTGTGGCAACGATTATATCTTAAAATAAAAATCATGAATCTCAATATCACACCGACAGACAAGATATCCGAGGAACTGGCCGCCATAGATGCCTTCCTGAACATTACCATGAGCGAGGAGGTACAGGAAGCCGTCCTGCGAGGGAACGACCTCGCCGTCTATATCGCCCGAACCGGGAAGCTGTTAGCGGACGCAAAATATCACCTGAACGTGAAAAAGAAATCGGAAGTATTCGACACATTACGGGAAACCGCTTCACGGGCCGGAGCGACCTCAAAGGCCGTAAACGCTATCATTGACAGCCTGTGCAAGGATGAGCAATACCTAGTCGACTGGTGTGATAGATTGAACCGGACTGCGACCCACCAATTGGAATGGTGTCGCACGATAATTAGCAAGGCGAAAGCTGAAATGGCCTTAGCGCCTCAGAGTTATAACAATCCTAAATTTTAAAAGAACATGGAAGAATTAGTAAAAGAGCAACCCGTGTACGAGATCCAGAAAGTAAAGATCAAGAACAACCAGCTCACGGCGGAGTATACGGAAAAGTTCGTGGAAGCGAACTACAAGAACAACATCCTAAAGGAATCGGAGCAGTTTATCCACCCCGATCTACTGTACGCATTGAACCGGCTTAAGCCACACGTAGTGAAAATCTGTGAGATGCACGAGGCTACATTGGTCAATGTCGCCAATCCCTCCGACGATGACTTGAACGAGAAGCTAAAGAATATCATCGTCACCGGATACAGCAAAGGCGGTAATGATAAATCAGCCGGCGTATCAATCCAAGCGCAAAAACTCCTGAAAAGCGGGCAGATCCTTAACCTCTCCGTCCCGTTCACCAAATATGAGGACGAGTCCGGCGACGGGTACCTTTACGGAGCCGAGTTGAAAGAGGCTATCGGTAGATGTAGTTACGAGGTGGACGCTTACCTGTTCGAAGGTAAATATGGCATCAAGCAAGAATCCTTCGATTTCGATACCCCGGAGGAATCGGATATCACGGGCGAGAAGGAAGAGAAGCCAAAGAAACGGGGACGGAAGAAAAAAGAGCAGATCAAGGAGATCGCCGAGGAGGTGAAAGCCTTCGACGAGTTCGCCTAACTAATAATAAAAACAACCGTTATGCAAATCACTTTACAAAACACGGAAAAGGGACAATGCTACGCGGTAAGGTTTGACAGGTACCGCCAGCAGGTCGTTGACAAGCTAAAGACAGCCGTCAGCGTCCGCTGGTGGGACAAGTCTACCGGAGCGTGGATGATCCCGGCCAACAATAAGTGCAAGGCGGAGCTAGACCAGCTCACCTATTACGTGAGGCACTTCGAACCCGTCAACTGGGGAGGGAACGAGTCTAAGACCGACGAGGACATAGCCTATCAAATACCGGACATGCCCGAGTTGGACGAGGATCATGGCCTAAAGATACAACCTTACCCCTATCAACTGCAAGGAATCGCACGAGGCTTACAACTAAAACGGTTTATCAATGGGGACGACATGGGACTTGGCAAACAACAACCAGTCAGTAGTTACGTGGCTACTCCAAACAGTTTTAGGAGGATTGGAGAATTACAAATTGGGGACGAGATATTCGGCAGGGACGGAAATGTATATACCGTAAGTGGCGTGTACCCGCAAAAAGAACGCCGCGTGTTCAAAGTGACGTTCTCTGATGGCGTATCCTGTGAATGCGGCCCAGAGCATCTATGGTGTGTCCGGGATGCCAACCGTAGAAGAAAGGGGAAAGGATGGATCACCAAGACAACACAGGAGATCATGGATTCCGGCGTGACCTACAACCTAAAAGGTTTTGGCCATAACCATACAAGACGGAAATGGGAAATCCCAATGTGTGAACCTGTGAAGTACAAGGAGAGATTATACATCATTCATCCTTACATCATGGGGGTACTTTTGGGAGACGGCCACCTTTGCAATGGCAATGGGCGCCTGTCTTTCTCTACACCGGACATGGATACGGCTATTGCCGACAGGGTAAGAAAACTCTTACCTAGCGATATGCTGTTGGTACGGGACGATTACGCCACATGCCCGCGATACAACATCACAAAGAATCCGACAGTCCACGAAAATCGATTTTACCAAGAGATCAAACGACTCAAAGCTGACAAACCAAGTGTAGAGAAATTCATACCATACGAATACATGCACGGATCGGTAGAGCAACGCATCAACCTCTTACGCGGTTTGATGGATACGGATGGATCAGGAAAGAGAAACAGGATCACCTACAGCACCCTTTCCTATGGCATGGCGCGTGACATTGCCCTTTTGGTACGTTCCCTTGGAGGACAGGCGATCATACGCAGATACGATAGGCAAAACGAGGGTAAAGGCGTGGAATTTCAAGTAAACGTGAGGATCAAGGTTTGCCCATTCTATCTTGAACGGAAAGCCGCCGAATGGGACATCAAAAAAACAAACTATTGTTCACGGTATATCTCGTCTATCGAATATATTAGAGAGGAAGATTCCGTATGTATAAGCGTAACCGCTCCGGATCATTTGTATCTGACAAATAATTATATTGTAACGCACAATACACTTGAGAGTATCGCCACAATCAACAAGGCCGGCGCTTTCCCCTGTCTCGTTATCTGCCCCAATACGGTCAAGATCAACTGGCAACGTGAATGGCACAAGTTCACGGACAAGAAAGCCATGGTATTGACCGATTCGGTACGAACCTCATGGCCATTCTTCTGGCAAACGGGCATGAACCATGTGTTCATCGTGAACTACGAGAGCCTACGAAAGTATTTCGTACGCCGAATCAACAAATCGGAGAAATGGACGCTGAAAGACGTAGAGTTCCATAATACGATCAAGTTGTTCAAGAGCGTGATCATTGACGAATCCCATAAGGTAAAATCAACGGCTACCCAACAAAGCAAGTTTTGCAAAGGTATCACCGCCGGGAAAGAGTGGATCATCCTGTTGACCGGTACCCCTGTCGTAAACAAGCCCAACGACCTTATATGCCAACTCGCTATCATGGACCGGATGAACGATCTCGGAGGCTGGAAATATTTCACGAGCCGCTATTGCTCTGGGCCGCACGGGGCCTCGAACTTGAAAGAGCTCAATTTCATGCTCTGGAAGCATTGTTTCTTCCGGAGGGAAAAATCCAAGGTGCTGACTCAATTACCCGACAAGGTACGGCAGATCGTGACCTGCGAGATCACCAACCGCAAGGAATACCAAGACGCCGAGCGTGACTTGGTGGATTATCTGAGACGATACAAGGAGGCCGACGATGAGAAGGTACAAAAATCGCTGAAAGGCGAGGTCATGGTACGAATAGGCATATTGAAGGACATAACGGCCCGGGGTAAGTTGAGAGAGGTGATCGATTTCGTGAAGGATTTTCGGGAGAACGGAAAGAAGATCATCCTCTTCTGTAACCTGCATGAGATCGTAGACCGGCTCCTACAGGCGTTTCCCTCGGCGGTGTGTGTCACCGGACGGCAAGATATGCAACAAAAGCAAGCGGCCATAGACGCTTTCCAACGGAATCCCAAGACGGACGTCATCATCTGCTCCATCAAGGCCGCAGCGGCGGGTATCACGTTGACAGCGTCAAGCAATGTCGCTTTTATCGAGCTACCGTGGACATACGCAGATTGCGACCAAGCCGAGAGCCGGGCACATCGTATCGGCCAAAAGGACTCCGTGAATTGCTATTACCTGCTTGGCCGCAAGACCATCGACCAGAAGCTCTACAGGATCATCGAGGAGAAAAAGCATATAAGCAACGCCGTACTTGGCGCGGAGGACAATATACAAACAAACATCGTCGATATGATGGCCCGGATATTCGACGAGACCGAGGAGGAGGAATAATCATGGCAGAGGAATACATAGGGATCAACCGCTTGAAAGAACGGGAGGACGCTAATAAATATCCACGAAGGAAATGCGTAAGATGTATCCGTTACCCATGCTTCTCCGGACAAGGAATAGGTACGCACGCCATTAATCTCGCCGCTTATGGATGTAAGGATTATAAAAGTCAAACAAGATTAAAGAATATGTCGCACAATGTAAACAAAGGAGGTCCAAATGCTTAAAATATCATTGTTAATAATCGGAATGATCTCGCTAATATTCATTCTCACGTCTGGAATATCGATTCAGTTCAAGCCATTCCATATATCCCTAGCTTATCCATTCTTTGGAACAGGGATGGTATTGATAGCCATTGGTTTCGCCTTGTGCTTCGGCTCGGCTTACTATCATGGAATATCAAATCATGAATATAAAGATGGTTTCAATAAAGGCTTCAATGCAGGTATTGAATACATGATCGATTTGACTAAGAACAAGAGAGGAGACTAAAAGTGGCATTTTTATAGCGAGAGATAAAGACTAACAAAGAGAATAAATAAAAAGGCAGCGCCTCACAGCGCCACCCCATTACAGCATGCAACAAATATATCAAATAAAGACAACTATGGCAAGTGAGGCATTGAATAAATATATTGAGAAACGTTACGACAGGTGGCTGGATCACGCAAATTACTGTTGCAAAATATCAGGGCTTTCTAGCGAAGGACAAGATGTTCTAAATGAGGTGCTAGCCGGGATATGTGAAAATCTATCTGATAAAATCGAACGCATGATGGAGAAAAAATCAGGGGCCTACACGGAGCTTGACTGGTATATCATGCGTTCGATCAGATTAAACGCCACATCCGACACAGCTCCCTACCGGCATAAATACAAGCCTATCCCGGTAGATGAGAATGTGGATTGGCGAAGACTGAACATTATTGATGAGCCCGATGATAGTATTGACCGTACCGAGTATATCCGAGAACGTATGCAGGATATCCGGGATATGGTCGACCTGTTAGAGTTGTCCGAAAAAGCCAAACGGATCTTCGCTTGGAAATTCTTCGCCGGAGAGTCTTTCGCCGACTGGCCGGGTCCGGAAAGCCGGAAGGAGTTGTATGAGACCTATAAAAGTATTTTCAATGCGGTGATGGATAAGAAGGATGGGAGGTTGCTATTTTAAATGCCGGGGATTGATAGCTTGGCCATATCAATCCCCGATATTTCATTTATACTCAGTTTAAGATTTCCTCCTTCCAGCGACCCAAATTCAACATATCCCAACGAGGAGTTCCGTCAGACAATTCATTTTCCGATACACCGTATACGGAAAAGCTCTCATTGGCGAACTTGATCCGGGCTATCTCATGGCCTTTCTGATTCTGCATGTTCATGTGATCGCACATACGATCCCAATTTGTGGGACCAATTCATCATGAATCCTGTATTTCTATTTACACAAAATATTTTATAGCGCCTTTCCAGTTGATAGGATGTACGCTTGTGTAGTAAATGATAGAGCTTCTACTTAATTTCTAGCTATACTAAGTTTGCGGTTATTACATTTAATGTAAATCTGAAATATATTTATATATGATGTCACCTGCTTTATCCTCTGTCTCTGTTGACGTAAAACCGTTATTTGAAAGCCAAGTAATTATAGTTTCTGGAACATCCACACCTTGGATTCCACCAAAATACTTCCTCAATAATGCGGCTCTTTGATGCTTTGGTGTACTCAATGCAAATTTTTTAAAATACACAATAGCCTCATATCCTCCTATCTCAAATGCCATTGAACCTAATCCACTGGAAGCCTCATCTATTAATGTTTCTTCTAATCCTATCTCATCTTCCGCCTCGTGAGTTAATCCGGCATCTTCGAATGTGAGATCGTTATTTAATTCTATATTTTCAAATTCTTCTCCAAAAACGACCTGCAAATATGGTGTCTGAGGATCTTTAATAGGCCCTATCATTATAGCATTATCAGTAGCATCTGCTTTTCCCTCCTCTTCTCTATAATCCCAATCCTCATTCTTATTTTCTGTTATAGCAATATCAGGGTTAACAGGTATTGTATCCCCTGTTACAATTCTATCTCTAAACCACTCTTTTTTTGTATTATATGTTGCCTCCTGTCCAACCATTAAACTAGCCCAATCATTATCATCAATATTCATTTTTACAACAGCAGTCCCAGTATCACCATTTTCCCATTTCTTTTCTTTATTCCAATAATACATTGAAATATGTTCTGCCTGTTTTTTATCAAACACCGTATAAAATCCTTGGCCAAATTCTCCTGACCCACAAGAATAATCAATACCATCATCAACTATAGATGACAAGGCGCTGGGTGCTTAGCCTACACCAATATCAAACTACGATCTTCTCTTTCGTAGCAACCGTCTTACGACATAGCCAATACCTATAATCAGACACCCAGACAAAAGACCTATCGCCCATCCACCAACCTCTATCTTTATAGACTCCCATCGGGACAACTCCTTCTCCACAGGAATCGGAACCTCCACCTTACGATCCACGTAGATTTCTTTCGAAGGCAGATATAACGTATCCCTAGGAACCCTCATATTGGCGATCACGTTACCGAGACTATCCAATGCGAACATGAGTTCCACGTTCTTCGTGTTCGCCATATCCAACCACCGGAGAACAACCTTGCCGTTCTCATCACACTCCATCAACGCACGTATGGAAGCGCTATCGGCTGGCATTGGGTAAGGTACCAACTTGTCTATGTAGATCGAGTCAGTACGGTTCTCGATAGCGACAGGCTGTATCTTGGTCCGGCACCCGGACAGGGTGAGGATACCTATCATTATTAATACAATGTATCTAAGTTTCATAATCATGAAAATTTGATCGTGCCCGTATTTAGATACCGCCCGGATACGAAAAAGGCGGCTGATCCAGATTGTTGAATTGCCGCCTTTGACTAGCCCATTAAGAAGAAACTTATGTCATATGGAAATTAATCATTCAATGGTAAAAATCCATTTTTGTCTAGCGATTTAAGGACCGATCTTAAAAGATAGTTGCTACCGAATGATATAACATATTTACGAGCCCTCTCTGAAACAGGGACCAGCATCTTTTTATCTACCAAAGATCGTATCAACCTCGATATCTCTGGTGAAGATTTGCCCGGAAATAGAGCTTTCACGTCAGCGGCTTGTATCTCTTGCCTCTCATTTGTTATCGCCGCTCTTAATATATTATACTCAATATCCGTTATATATTTATTTGATAATGAATCGGACATAGATGGAAGCAAGATGTTATCTCTCAAATAAACATAATCTACCAATCTGTCTATTTTTTCTATCTCGTTTTTTAACCCATGAAGTACGTATTCGCACCATTTTATCAATCCCTCATTCGTATATGTGTCGGCCAATGATAAATAATTGTAATACTCATTCCGGTCTGAACAAAACACTGCTGTTGGATTGATGATCCTTTGCTTGCTTTTAAATACATTTTTCAACAAAAGAGCATAGGTGAACAGCCTGACAACACGTCCGTTTCCATTCTCAAATGGGTGTATCCATACAAAACGATGATGCGCTATACATATTTTCATCAAATCGAACTTAGGTCTTGTTTCCTCATTTACAAAATCGACAAGCTCTTGCATTAATGGAATCACCTGCAAGTAATCAGGAGGGGTATGCGACGAACCTCCTATTCTTACGTTGCACTCCCTGAAATCACCTTTGGTATAGCAACCTTCCCTGCTTGCGCTAAGAGAATCTACTGTGAGAGAATGAAGCTCTCTGATAAAGTTTAGCGTAATGGGCGTGTCATCAATCACGCTTTCAATAAAAGATGTTGCTCTTTCGATATTCAAAATCTCCGTGATCTGCTCATTCCGATAAAAACTGCCATCGTTTATTTTTGTGGATTCGACATAATCCATAATTGTCGTATTATTACCCTCTATACGAGAAGATCCAATACTTTCAAGCATATGAAATATACTTTTCATCTGCATAAACACTAATGGATGGGTAGTACCCTCCAATATCTTGTACCTTAACTTTTCAAGCTCAAGCACAAGATCGGTTATAGGCATATCAAAACCAACGCTAGGCATCATTATTTTTTGATTACACATTTGCATACATTTTTTTCATCATTTGCATAAAACTATTTCATGTATTTGATATACAACCGATACAAAATTAGCAAATAAAAAAACATTTGCAAAAGGATCAATTGTTAATTTGCAAAACAGCAATCAAACACGTCAAAGATCTCTTAGCTTGTTATTATGTAAGCCAACACGCATGTCATAGCAAGTTCCATCCGGCTATCACGTCCGACATATCAGCCTCTCTCCCATTCTCCACCTTGCTCATCCCGGCCACAATCCGGATCATTTGCTCACGATCGTTGATGTTGATCGGATCATCGGCAGGGATACCGGCATAATCAGATACGGCCTTAATGTAAGCGTTCGTATTATTCTCGTTTTCCGGCGCCCATCTTCCTATTATCTTGCGGATCGTATCCAGCTTATAGTTCCGGTAATAGTTAGACAGGATCTTGAAGATCGCCCTATACCCGTATGCCATCGATTTAAATTGCTTGAACTCTTTGTCTGAGCTTGTCTTCTCGCCTTGGAAGACATCGCTATTCCTTCTGATGTTCCCGGGGTTGTTGTTACGTAATCCCCGGGGTAAATTGTTATTTCTCATTCCTTATCCTCCCTTCTTAATAACCGTTCTGCGGCTCACGATCGCCGCATTTCTTTTTCTCGCACCTCTTTAAAGCCAGTTCTATCTTCACGTCCGAGTAGCTCTCTTTTAAGGCGAAAAGCTCGTCCTGCACCTGCCGGAGCCGTCCGGTCTGCTCAACGAACCGTTCCTCCTTCTCAGA